TAGTAGCAATTGAACAACCAATTAACACAAAGATTGCAGAGGGGGTAAACTTTATGGGTTTTATTGATTTAATTATTAGAGATACATTTACAGGCAAATATCGTATTATAGATTTCAAAACATCTACAGCAGGTTGGAGTAAATATCAAAAATCAGACCCGGTGAAAAATTCACAAATATTACTTTATAAAAAGTTTTATGCAGAAATGGTTGGTGTTTCCGAAGATATGATTGATGTGGAGTTTATTATATTAAAACGTAAAGTAGCAATCAGAGAAGATATACCAACACATAGAATAAGTAAACATATACCTGCAAGTGGTAAACCATCTATAAATAAAGCATGGGCAGGTTTTAAAGGATTTGTAGAGAGTGTATTTGATGAATCAGGTAATTACCGATTAAATATAAATTACCATAAAAAACCATCTAAATTATGCGGATGGTGTGAATTTTATGGAACACATTGTGATGGAAAAAATTAAATAAAAACAATATATATTTTAAATTAAGTTATGGCTAAAAAGAAAATTCTGTTACTTTCCGATGACCTTCGCATGACTAGTGGTATAGCAAATGTTTCAAAACAATTAGTTTTAGGTACAGTTGATAAATATGATTGGGTACAATTAGGTGCGGCAATCAAACATCCAGAAGCGGGTAAGGTTATGGATTTGAATGAAGATGTTCGTAAGAGAACAGGAGTTGCTGATGCAAGTGTAAAAATTTATCCGTTTGATGGATATGGAAATGCAGATATAATTCGTCAATTATTAATGATTGAAAAACCTAATGCAATTCTTCATTTTACTGACCCCCGATATTGGATTTGGTTATATGAAATGGAGCATGAGGTGAGACAATCGGTTCCTATTTTCTTTTATCATATTTGGGATGATTTACCAGACCCAAAATATAATAGAGATTATTACGAAAGTTGTGATTGGATTGGTTGTATCTCAAAGCAAACCTATGGTATTACCCGTAGAGTTTGGGGATGGGATAAAGAAAATTATTGGACTAAACCAGCTGAATGGCAAGTGAGTTATGTACCACATGGTATTAATTCCGAAGATTATAAACCTGTGGAAGTTCCAGAAGATTTCAAAAAAAATATTTTTGGTGATAAAGAATATGAATTTGTTTTGTATTGGTCAAATAGAAACATTCGTAGAAAACAACCAATCGATGTAATGTTGGCTTTTAACGAATTTCGTAAAGGTTTGCCGGAAGATACACAAGATAAAGTTTGTTTATTGATGCATACAGCTCCTGTTGATGAAAATGGTACAGATTTACCAAGAACAGCAGAGCATTTAATGCCGGAAGTAAATATTATTTTCGCAGCTGATAAATATTCTGAAACCGAATTAAACTATCTTTACAATATAGCAGACGTTACGATTAACTTAGCATCCAACGAAGGATTTGGATTAGCAACTGCAGAAAGTGTTATGGCCGGAACTCCAATCATTGTAAATGTGACCGGTGGTATGCAAGACCAATGTGGATTTAAAGTTGATGGTAAGTATTTAACAGCTGATGATTACGTTAAAATTGGTTCTTTACATCATAAAAATAAATATGCTAAAACAAAACATGGTGAATGGGTAAAACCAATTTGGCCAGTTCGTTCAACAACAGGTTCAGTCCCTACTCCATATATTTTTGATGATAGAGTTGATTTTGAAGATGTAGCACCTTTATTACGTGAATGGTATGATATGGGTAAAGAAGCCAGAAAAAAAGCTGGACTCAAAGGCAGAGAGTGGATGTTAGGAGATGGAAATTTAAGTAGACAGTATATGTGTCAATCTTTGGTAGATGGAATGGAAGGTGCATTTGCAAATTGGAAACCACGTAAAAAAAGTACATTAATTAAGTTATAATATGAAACCAACATTAGTATTTCAAGCACCAGTAGCAACAAGAAGTGGATATGGTGACCACGCAAGAGACCTTTTACATTCTTTATATAAGTTAGATAAATTCGATATTAAAGTTATCAGTACCCGTTGGGGACAAACACCAATGGATGCTCTTAACTATGATAACGAATTTCATAAATGGATTATAGAAAACATTGTACCAAATATTCAGCAAAAGCCTGATATCTACATACAGGTTACAGTGCCAAATGAATTTCAACCATTAGGAAATTACAATATAGGAATTACAGCAGGAATTGAAACTACTATATGTGCATTAGATTGGATTCAAGGTTGTAATAGAATGGATTTGATTATAGTACCATCAGAGCACGCTAAGACTAGTTTGGTTGGAACAATGTATAATGAACAAAACAAACAAGGACAATTAGTAGCACAGCATAGAATTACAAAACCCGTAGAAGTTCTTTTTGAGGGATTTGATGAATCTGATTTTGGAACAGATGTAGTTGCTACTATAAATCATTTGGATGATGTAAAAGAAGATTTTGCTTTTTTATTTGTAGGACATTGGTTAAAGGGAGATTTGGGTGAAGACCGAAAAAATGTCGGAATGATGATTAAAACATTTGTAATGGCATTTAAAGATGAAAAAGTAAAACCCGCTTTAATTTTAAAAACATCTTCTGCAACTTTTAGTGTTATGGATAGAGAAAGAACAATTGCCAGAATAAATCAAGCATTAGGAAAAGATAAAGGTAAAGTTTCTGTTTATCTTTTACACGGAGATTTGAGTGCACATGAAATGAATGGGTTATACGAACATCCAAAAGTAAAGGCAATGTTGAATTTTACAAAGGGTGAAGGTTTCGGTAGACCTCTTTTAGAATTTAGTTTGACAGGTAAACCTGTTATTGTTTCCAATTGGAGTGGGCATTTAGATTTCTTAAAAGAGGGAGCAGTATTATTAGAAGGTGAGTTAAAAAATGTACACGAATCGGCAGCAGACCAGTTTTTATTGAAAGAATCACAATGGTTTAATGTAAACATTTCAAAAGCATTATCTAAAATAAAAGATGTTTATAAAAATTATGATAAGTATAAAGTGGCAGCATTTCAATTAGGTAAACAAAATAAGCAAAATTTTAGTTTAGAAAAAATGACTAAATTATTTGATACCATTTTAAACAAGTATGGTATTTATACTAAAGTACAACCTAAATTTCAACAACTACAATTACCTAAATTAAAAATGTTGAATAAATAATGAATAATTATAATCCGATATATCGTAAGTTTATAAATGATAAAAATATTGTCACAGGAAACAAAATGACAAGAGGTAAATTTTATCTTATAAAAGGATATGAATATGTTGATGGTGAATCTGCAAATTATACAGAAACAGCTGCACCAATTATTTTCACACTATTTGTATCTAAAGCAAAAGATATAATACATTGTGTAAAAGTTTCTGGTATAAATCCAAATGTAGTAAAAAGATTTTTTGGTAAATTTGTAAATGAAAAAACAGAAAAATTACAAATGAAAGGAAATGCTAGAGATATTTATTCAAAAATTGTAAAAAAAATACCAGTTGTTTCTGATGAAGCATATAGAACTTATAAAATAAGTGGATTAAAAAAAATAATCGAATTAGATATGGATGTAAATAAAATTACACCAAAAAGTAAAAATGTAACAGGAATAGATAAAAAATCACAATTAAGAAATAAATAGTTATGACATCAAAAGAATTTGTTATATGGTTGAAAGGATTTACGGAAGCCTGTCACGAATACGCACCCACACCAAAACAATGGGATACAATAAAAGAAGAATTAGAAAAAGTTAGTGATGAATTTAAAACAATGGGTGTAGCAATTGGAAGTGGTGGATTTGGAACAACAGCAACACCTGGTTATGGTTCTATTTCATATAACCCATCTACATCAACTACATATGAGTATCCAAGTGGTAGTGCTTGGCATTATACAAATAATAAATCACACAACGAAGAGCAATGAAAAAAGTATTAGTTACAGGTGGTTGTGGTTTTATAGGTTATGCATTGACGCAGAAACTTATTAGTAGAGGATACGATGTAGACGTAATTGACAACTTATCTATTGGTAAAGAAGCAAAAATACCAGAAGGCTGTAATTTCATAGGTGGTGATGTTAGGGCTATGGAAAATATATCTCCAAAAAATTATGATTTCATTTTTCATCTTGCAGCTTTGAGTAGAATACAACCTTCTTTTAAAAACCCATACATAACATTTACAACAAATGTTGAAGGTACAAGAGGTGTAGTAGAATATGCATTAAAAAATAAATGTAAATTAATATATGCAGGTTCATCCTCTCGTTGGCATAATCCAATGCTATCACCATACGCATTGACAAAGCATATGGGAGAAGAATGGATAAAGATGTTTAAAGAAGTATATGGATTAAATGCTGAAATTGCAAGATTTTATAATGTTTATGGACCAGGCGAATTAGTAGATTCGGATATGGCAGCGGTTATAGGATTGTGGAGAGCAGCAATTAAAAAAGATGAACCAATATTAATACACGGCGATGGTGAGCAAAGAAGAGATTTTACACATGTTGATGATATAGTGAATGGATTAATCCTAATAGCAGAGAGTGATGAAAAGCACGAAGATGCATGGGAGTTGGGAACAGGTTGTAATTATTCTGTAAATGAAGTTGCGGATATGTTTGATTATCCAAACAAAAAACATGTAGACGACGTAAAGGGAAATTATAGAAAAACTCTTAGATTAAATAATGATGCTATTGAAAGGTTAGGATGGCAACCACAAGATAGATTAAAAAGTTATATAAATGAAATTAAGTTACGCAATAACGGCTTGTAATGAGTACGAAGAAATTATTAGATTAATTACACAATTACTAAACTACAAAGGAGAAAATTCAGAAGTAGTTGTTCTTTTAGATACTCCAAAAGCACCAACTGAAATGGTTGAGTATTTGGAGTTACAGGCAAACGCCGATAAAATTACTTTAATAGAATCCGAATTTAGTAATGATTTTGCACAATGGAAAAATCTATTAAACTCACAATGTAAAGGTGAGTGGATTTTTCAATTAGATGCCGATGAATATTTAGAGCCAGATTTGATTGTGAATTTAGAAGATATATTGGATAATAATATAGATAAAGACCTAATATTAGTTCCACGCATAAACACAGTAGAGGGATTAACAGAAGAACATATCCAAAAATGGAGATGGAATGTAAATGAGAAAGGTTGGGTTAATTTTCCAGATGTACAAACTCGTATTTACAAAAATGACCAAAACAGAATTGGTTGGAGTGGAAAGGTACACGAAAGAATTATGGGATTTGAAAGTTATACAGCATTCCCAGCGGATGAAGTATATTGTATCAAACATCCAAAAACAATAGTGAGACAAGAAAAACAAAACGATTATTACGATACTCTATGAAGATAACATTTATATATGCATATGAGGGTGAAAAATGGTCAACGCCAATTTCTTTAGCAAATGAATTTAAAAAAAGAGGTTGGGAAACCGATTTTGTTTCAATAGGTTCTAATAAACTAAGAAACTGGAATGATACAGAATTGAAAAAATGGATTGATTCCAAACCACAAACTGATATAGTATTGTTTATGGATTGGGGTAGATTTGATTCGCAATATTTAAATAAAGATTTAGTTCCTGCATTTTGGATACAAGAAAGTGGTGATGACCCACAAAATTTTGAAAGAAATTATCCAAAAGCAAATCGTTTTCATTTAACAATTACACCGGCAGCAAATGCTTGTGAGGAATATAAAACCAGAGGAATTAATACAATTTGGATTCCACATTGGGCAGATACAGCAGTTCAGTTTCCAATGAATATAGAACCAAAATATGTAGGGGTTACAACCAGAGGACCTGGTGGTTCTCAATTTCTTGATTATCTTACAAATTGGGCAGAAGGAGCAATAGGTAATCGTAATGGAATGGATGCGGAAGAACATACAGAGTTTCTTAATAGTGGATTAATGGTTATTCAAAATAGTCGCTGGAAAGAGGTTACAAGAAGATTATTTGAAGCAATGGCTTGTGGTAAATTAGTAATAACAGACCGTTTGCCAGATGAAGCAAAATTAGATGAATTATTTATAGAAGGTCAAGAAATAGTTTTATATAATGATATGTTCGATTGTATTGAAAAGATAAACTATTACAATGAAAATGAGGGAGAAAGAGAAAGAATAGCATTTAACGGAATGCAAAAAGTTTTAAATAATTATACACAAATTCATGTGGTAGATAAATTAATAAAAGAATATGACACGTACAGATATTATCAACGCACTGATAAGTAAATACAGATATAAATCGTATTTAGAAGTTGGAACTCAAGACCCAAAGTCAAACTTTAACAAAATCAATGCAGAACATAAAGTTTCATTAGAACCATTTCCTATGGGTGAGGTAACTTTTGTTGGAACATCCGATGAATATTTTGAATCAATTTCAGAAGATATAAAATTTGATATTATTTTTATAGATGGATTGCATCATGATGACCAAGTTCTAAAAGATATTGAAAACTCACTTAATCATTTATCAGATAATGGTACGATAGTTTGTCATGATTGTTTACCAACAACCGAAGATATGCAGGCTAGAGATGACCAAGGAAGAGAATGGACGGGTGATGTGTGGAAAGCAATTGCACATTTGAGGGTAGAAACTATTGATTTGGATATAAAAGTAGTTAATACCGATTATGGTTGTGGTATTATTCGTAGAGGTACTAATATTCCATATCAACCATTATCTGAAAATTATAAAACATATTCATATTTTGTAATTAATCAATGGACAATGATGAATATTATAACACCGGAAAAATTTATACAATGGATAAATACACCATAATAATTCCAACTTTATGGAATTCCAATAGAATTTTTAAATTATTAGATAATTTGCAGAATTGCGAATTTGTTGATGAAATTATTTTAATAGATAATAACCCATCAAAAAGTGTTTTATTAAATCATTCTAAAATAAAATACATAAAAAATGAGGAAAATGTTTATGTTGCTAAATCTTGGAATATCGGAGTAAATGAAGCAAAAAACGAACATATTGCTATTTTAAATGATGATATTAATTTTAATCCAAACATATTTGAAATAACTACAAACATAGAAGGATTTATAGGACAAGCATCAAATAATTATCATTTTGATTATAATGAAAACCCATATTTAACACCACTTCTAGAAAGCAGACCTTGGGGTTGGGGGTGTTTAATATTATCCCAAAAGAAATATTGGATTGATGTACCAGAAGAACTTAAAGTTTGGTATAATGATGATTTTATAACAATTGTAAATTCAGCACCAAAATGGATATTAAATAATTTTACAATCAAAACAGAAATGTCAACAACAGGTGACAGGCCGGAATTCAATGAAATAAAGCAACAAGATACTATACATTGGAAAAGAATATTAGAAAATTATAAAAAATAAATTATGTATTTACTAACACCTTATAAAATTACATACGATACACAAAAGTATCCATTTAAAAAAATAGTATCGGAAATGATGGAATTCAAAAAATTAGAATATCTTCATTTATTGCAACATTATGACCTATTGGTTAGAGAAAAAGACCAATCTACAATTTGGCACAAAAGATATTATGAAAAATTCAAAACCGATTTTTTACCCACATATTTAGAATTAGTTAAAGAACTTAAAGAACGTTTTGGATATGATGAAATTATTTATCAAACTATCCCAACATTCAGAGTTCAGTTAGCAGAAGGTAATTTAGGTGTAGGTGAGTGGCATAGAGATAGAACATATAATCACGGAGTTACTGAGCAAAACTTTTGGATGCCATTTGTAAATACTAATGAATATAACACTATTTGGATGGAAAGTAAAGAAGGTAAAATGGATTTTGCACCATATAAAGTAAATTATGGTGAAATATTGGTATTCAATGGTGCAAACTTATTTCATGGTAACAAACCAAATGAAAGTAACGAAACGAGAGTATCAGTTGATTTTCGCTTAGTAGACCCAAATATTTTCATACCCAACGAAGCCGGCTCAATTAATATGAAAGCAAAATTTGATGTTGGTGGATATTTTGAAAAAATATAAAAATAATTATATGGAAAAACTACCAATTAGTATTGGAATATTGAGTTGGCATAGTGGACAAGTTTTAGTAGATACATTGACAACATACCACAATAATGGATTGTTTGATATGGTAAATGATGTAACTATTTTATTTCAGGAGTTTAACGAACAAGATTATCAAATAGCAAAGCATTTTGGATTGAATGTTATTGGTATGAATTCTAATATTGGAATTGGAAAAGCATTTATTAAACTTACTGAAAATGCACAGTCGGATTATGTGTTGGTGTTAGAACATGATTGGAATTTAATTGAAAATAGAGATACCACATACGAAAGATTGCAAAGAAGTATATCGGCAATTGAAATGGGAATGGATGTTGTTCATTTAAGACATAGAAAGAATCCAGGTTATCCACATTTTTCATTTAGACATAAAGGACAAGAATTGACTTATTATGATGATGAAATTGGAGCAACATCTCCACACCTTTTAGATTCAGTGCATTGGTGTGAGCCGGATATTGAATTTCCAGAGCAAATCAAAAAATCAGAAGATATGTTTTGGACAACTTCTAGATATGGTAATTGGACAAATAACCCATGTCTTTACAAAAAACAATTTTATTTA